GGTCGTTTGGCTGATAAAATCGTCCACGAAAAGGACGAAGTGGTGCACAAGGAGGGTGCACGGAGAAGAGAACTTTCATAGGGTTCTGGAGAGAACCAAGCTTTGGTATAGATCTCAAGTCGACTCCGAGTTGCGTTAGGTATTTAAACCGACCGGGATTATCACGAATAAAATCCTCCACGTCGGTAAGAGTGAGTCGCTCATAAGAGACGACTTCGAGAACAACTTCAAGCCAGCGATAGGCCAGCCTAGGGTCGAGACAAGAGAAAAGTTGACCAGCCGCACGAGCGGCTGTTTCAATTGGATGTTTCACCAAACGTTCAGGTAAGCAGAAAGACTGAACGAGGAATTCGTTTGACCGTTTGGGAAGACCAGAGCGATTGAAGAAACCGAGAAATTGAATGTTGTCAGGGTTCACGGTAACGAAAGACTTCTTCAGGTTGAGGACGAAGCCAAAGGTCGAGAGAGCGAGAGAAGCCCAATCTTCCAAATTGACAAAGCCTCGGCAGAGAGCCAAGCCATCATCCCCCATATAGAGATCGAACTCCGGGAGGAAGCCTGTGGTATTAAACGACAGGTAACGACACACTATAGCGTTTATGAGCGTATCGATAAGGTTGGTAAACATGGAGCCCGAGGGGACTCCGGAGACTTTCTGGAACCTCTCACCAGAGGGAAGGCGAATCTTGGTGTTGATAAAGTAATTTACGAACTTCGAGAATCGGCGGCGCTGCTGAATTTCGTTAACGGACCAGACTCTTCCGTCAGAAGAGACGATGCGCGAAAAGTCGTAAAATTCGGAAAGCATATTGAAAACGTCGCGGATTAACCAAGATGGACAACGCGTATCGAAGGATGACCAGTCAGTCATCACATAACGGTTGCGCCCTTTAGCAAAATGGGAAAGAACGGATTGATTGACGTATGCCATTCCACCATTAGCCATTTCCAGACCAACTGCGTAGCAGTGGTCAACGGGTGAACTCTTAATAGAGTTGATGAGAGGGTAGAAGAAGCGAGCTTCTTCTGAGATGACCTCCAAGGGATAGCCCCAAACGGGTCTAACCTTGGGCTCCGAAGGAGGGGAGATTTGTAGTCGGTTATAAGCGCAGGAGTCAGGGAGGGTCACAGGAAGACCCTTACCAACAAGATCCCAGCGGCGAGAAACGTAATTGAATACGTCGGGACTATCAAAACATTCTCCCTTCTTTTTCCAACCCAGTTCAATGAAGGGTAGACCGGGCGAGGTTGAGCGTGGGAGGTCGGGGTGCTCGAAGACTGATCCCATAGAAATGGGGATGAGGCGCTCCTTGGGTTTGAACTCTTGGCGAACAGAATCGAGTGCCATAAGGTACTCGGGACAAGAGGGACGGGAGGGGAGGACAACGTCGTATTTAAGGACGCCATCACGAATCAGATCGTTCGAGGGGGCCGGTCGTTGCACTCCAGAAAGTGAACGATCGACGACATCGCGGCCAAAGATTTTTGAACAAGAGACGTAAGCGGAGGTATCGAGGCGGGGAGTTCGAAAATCGGAATTGAAGCCTTTTAAAGGCCGAAGCGATGAGAACCGTACTCGGTTCATTTAGACCAAAGAATGAGTGGCTAAG